TGCGTCTGCCCGCGCATGGCCTTCAGCTTGTTCTGGGTGCGCTCGGCCTGCATCTGAAGGCGGCGCAATTCCTTGGTCGCCGAGTCGGTTGCGGCGACGAGGCCCTTGCTGTCGCCCGTGATGGCGATGTTGACGCGGTTGAGCTTAGCCACCGTTGAACCTCGCGATCGCCTTCTGGACCTCGGCCTCGATCATCGGGCCGGCGAACTGCATCGACGCCTGGGCGGACCGGCGGATGAACGGGTTGGGCCGCACATGCCCGACGGTCGTCTTGCTGGCTTCCTTCTTCTTCGCGCCCCGCTTGATCCGCGCCTCGTACTCAAGCGTGCTCGCGCCCCGCTTGATGGCGTGGCCCCGCTCGACCCATCCGAGGTACCAGTGCGGGGTGAGGTAGGAGCCCTTGATTTCCTTGATGCCCACTGCCGCCCAGACGACGAGGCCGCGCGAGTAGCCCTTGATCTTGGTCGCCGCGCTGAACTTGAGGTGAACATTCGGACGGATATCCCCGCGGATCTTCTCGGTTGCCGTCGCGCGCCCGAACGGTGCGTTCGCCTCGACGACCTTCTTGACCGTGCGGGTCCACTTGCCGAACCCGCGGCGCATCGCGAGGCTCGCCTCCTTCGTCGGCAGCGACAGCAGCGCGGCGTTGATGCGCCGCACCGCGTCCTTGTCGAGCTCAACGATGGTTGCGAATGAACCGCGCCGCGATGTCATGCGAGAGTCCCTTGTGTCCGTGCACCGCGAGCCAGGCGGCGAGCGGCGTGTCAAGCGTTGCAGTCGTGACCGCGGCGAGGGCGAGTTCCCGCGCCGCGAGCCCTAGTCCAGGCCTTCTCCGTAGAGCTTCTCGATCTCCCTGCTCAGCGCGATCACCGCCGGAGCGCTGAGGTTGAGCGTCGTCTCGTAGGTGTAGGCGCGCTCGCCCTGCTCGTCGATCACATGCATCGCCACATACATGGCGGGCATGTGGAGCCCGCGCGACTCCGCGTCGATCATCGCGATCAGGTCGCCGACGGTCGGGCGGCGGAGACGCACCGTCTCGCCGCGGAACGGGACATGGATCGGGCGGGCGGTGAGCGCGTCGATCAGCATCAGGTGTTGTCCAGGGTGATGGCGCTGCCGGAGAAGACGAGCGTGAAGGTCGCCATCGCGACCGAGTTCGGCGCGATCGACAGCTGGAAATTGGAAACCTTGGCGTTGCCTGCGATCGACATGCCCGACTGCCAGAGCACCTCGGCCGCGGTGAGGTTCGTGCCGTTCTTCATCGCGTTGAAGACCGTGTCGTGCGAGGCGTCGAAGAACACCTCGCAGTCGATCGACCCTTCGAGGAACCCGTACTCGTGGTCGCGGTTCGTCGCGCCGATCGCGGTCGTCTCGATCATCGCGCGCGAAACATTGGCCGTGGCGGACATGGTGTCGGCGATCGTGGCTCCGTTGACTCGGAACGCAGCTGCGCTGGTGGGTGAAGGCATTAGAGGTAGACCTCGAAGAAGGCGGTGCAGGATGCCGGCTCGGCTTCGTCGCCGTCGCCGAGTACCGGCTCGTCGAGCCGGGGTAGCTCTGTCTCGACCGAGCAGCCGGACGCGCCCGTGGCGCCCGTCGCCATGAGCGCGGCGCATGCGGTCGCGATGCTCTGCGCCGACGCCATGGTCTCGGCGACGGCCGTCACCGTGACCGTGTGGCGCTTCAGCGGGGACGCGCCGATGGACGCCGCGGCCGACTGCGTGACTGCGACGACGAGCGCCGGCAGCGCGGTCTCCTGCATGCGCGCGCCCGTGTAGACGCGGGTGCCGGCGGCCGTGCCGCCCGACAGCCAGGTGATGACGGACGCCTCGATCAAGCGACCTCCATCGCTTCGATGACGGCGACGCGGTCGCGGTTGTCGAGGTTCTGGATGCTGACGATCCGCAGGGTCTTCCCGCGGCACTCAAGGCGATCGACGGCGGTGATCGACAGGCGGTCGATGTCGGGCCAGCGGCAGCGCACCTCGGCCTGGGCGACGACCGCGACGCCGTCGGCGTACACCTGTTCGGTGCCGGGCGACTGCCGCATGTCGACGCGCACGGTGCCCGCCGTCGTGTAGGTCGTCGAGCGGCGGCCGAGCGAATCGACGCTCGTGGACGCGCGCTTGACCGTGGCGGCGTGGCGCAGGCGGCCAGCGGAGATCATCGGATGTGGCTCCTCGTCGAGATGTGGTCGAGGATGTAGCCGAGCGAGACGGGGACGGTCGAGAGCGCGACCGGCTGCGCGGCCTCGGGGTTGTTGTACCAGTGGCCGACAAGCGCGATCACGGCGTGGACGATCTCGTTCGGGATCACCGAGTAGCCCGCCGTGTAGCTGACCGTGATGTTGGTGCCCTCGTAGATGCCAGGCTGCTGGATGAACCGAAGCACGGGGATGGAGCCTTCGGAGCGGTCGATCCAGTAGTCCGTCGCCGGCATGGTCGTCAGCACATTTGCCTCGTTGTAGTAATGGACCGTGGCAAGCGAGACGAACGGAAACGCCGGGATGAGCGTCTTCTCGAACCGCGCGAGGTAGAGCGTCTCGGACCGTCGACCGAGGATGATCTGCGCGCGCCTCTCGATCAACGAGATCGCCGCCTCGCGCAGGCGCAGGAGGTCCTTGTCGTCGTCGTCGTAGTCGACCTTGAGGGCCGACTTGATCGTGCTCAAGGGTACCGTCATAAAGGGCTTCCGTCGCTGTCGCGCCGGTCGCCCGCGAGCAAGGAAGGATCAGACCGTGATCGAGGCGAACGCCTCGGGCAGCATGATGTGGCTGTCCCACCGGGTGTAGAGGTACAGGTTGCTCTGGTGCGTGGACGCAGACGAGTACGGGTCGAGCAGAGAGGTGACGCCCGTGCGCTCGAAGAGCTCCATGTAGGTGAAGTTGCCGACGACCGCGACGACATCGCCGTTGGTCGTGCTGCTCGACTGATTGATGTACGCGTTGAGGCGGTACGGGATGCCGTAGATGGTGCCGGGCGCGCCGTCCGCAAGGCCGCCGGTCTCGTTCAGCTTCCACACATAGTCCGTGGTGTTGACCTTGATCTTGCGGATGTGGCGGATCAGCGTGTCGTGCATGACCCAGGTGAAGCGCGGTCCGCTGCGGTACTGCGGGGGAATGCGGTGGACGCAGTTGATGAGCATGTCGCCGGTGAGGTCGTCGTCCGCCGCGTTGCCCGCGCCGCCGGCGCCGATGTTCTCGATCTGGCTGATCGATGCGGTCTCGATGCCCTCGGGCTGCGAGCTGCCGCTGCCGATCGTCAGGTACTCCTCCTGCGAGAGCGCGATCGACATGGCGCACTTGTCGGCGACATAGTTGAGGCCGCCGCCGATGCCGCCCTGGCCGATCGCGTCCTCGATGAACTCCTGGCTCATCGTGACGCGGGTCGCGAACTTGTACGGCACGACCGAGATGGCCGTCGAGAACGACGGATCGGAGGCGCTGATCGTGTTGCCTTCGGTCACGAGCGCCGTGGTCGGCAGCGCGTTCTCGACGGTGATCGTGCGCTTCGAGTCGATCGGAACGATCGTGCAGAGCGCGCGGAGGACGCTCGCCTGGCGCATGCGCTCGACGATCCTGCGCTCCATGTCGGTGGGGATCGCCGCGCCGCTGGAGCTGGTCGACAGCGCGCGCATCTCCATCGGGTTGCCGCTGACGAGCGCGTTGATCCAGCGCTGCGAGTACTCCTTGGAGTCGGGGCCGCTCGTGGCGCGCGGCGCGCGCGTCTCGAACTCGGCGCGCGACTCCAGCTCGGCGATGCGCTTCTGCTGCGAGCGGATCTGCGCGAGCTTCTCCGCGGCGTCGAGGTCGGCGTCGATCTTCGCGATCTTCTCGCGCTCCTCGCCAGAGCCGCGCTTGTTGATGTCGTGCGTCTCGGAGTCGGTGCGGGCGGCGAACTTCTCGAGCGCCTTGCGGTACTCGTGAACCGTGTTCTGCATCTGGGTCAGGTCGTCCATTGCTTCATCCGTTCTGTGTGTAGTGCGAGCCGCGCGCGCGCGGCGTCCATGGCAGCCGCGTCAACGCGACGCAGGCTCGAACTGGTCTGGGGATAGGCGGCGTCCACGACGACGCTGATCTCGACGAGCGTGGCCTTCTCGACCGTGCGCTCGCTGCGCCTGGCGTTCCAACTGTCCTTGGTGACATAGAAGCCGAACGACATCTCGCCGCTCAGGTCGCCGCGCTGCATGAGCTCGCGGACATCGTTGCCGAGCGTGGTCTCTGGAAGCGTCGCGGTGTAGTGCAGGCCGTCGGCGCGGTCCTCAAGCTTGAGCGTGTTCGAGCGCGAGCGCGCGAGCGGCATGCGCGGGTCGTGGTTGTAGAGCAGCTTGATGTCGCCGCGGACGCTGTCGCCGAACGCACCCGGCGCGATGCGCTCGGTGAAGGTGCGTCCGTTCTCGTGCAGCTCGCGCGACTGCGCGCCGTAGACGGCGGCGACGCCCGACAGCGTCCGCCCGTCGATCCGCTGCTCAAGCGTCCCGATGTCACGACGAGAAATCATCGACGCTCCCTGCTTCGGCGCTCGTGTCGCTGCCGAGGTTCGTGGTGCCGCCGCCCGTGCCGACATTCAGCGCGAGCGTGGGCTCGTCAAGGCCGGGCAGCGGCGCAAGGTCGAGCTTCGCGCGCGCCTCGTTGCGCGTGAGGAATCCCGCTTCGACGCCAGTGCGGAGCGCCGCCATCTGCTCGGCCATGCCTGGACGGATGATGGAGTCGAGGTCGAAGACCATCGACCCGAACGGAACGAGCTTGTGCAGGACCTCGGCGCGGATCGTCTCGATCCACTGCGACAGGCATGCATCGAGGTACATGCGCGAAAGCCATTCCATCGTCCCGTAGGTGCTGCCGGCGCTCTCCGACAGGTAGGACACGGGGATGCCGTAGATGCGCGACACATCGGCGATCGAGAAGCGGCGCGCCGACTCGAGGCGCGTGTCGTCGATCGTCGAGCTGATCCGCTCGACCTTCATGCCTTCGGCGAGCACGACGGGTCGGCCGCTGTTCTCGCTGCCGGCGTGGCGCGCCTCGTAGTCGGCCATGATGCGCTGGCGCGCCTCAAGCGAGAGCGGGCCCGGGTGGACGAGCGCGAGCTTGGGGTTGCCGCCGTTGCTGTAGGCGTTCAGCGCCATGCGCTCCTGGGACGCCATCAGCGAGACGGCCGTGTTGCAGATCCTCACGGGGCTGTCCCCCCAGAGGCC